ATGTTAGCAATTGCTTCTGTCCAAATTGCCTCTGTAACTGCACCGGATATGTTCTGACGAGCCTTACCCTTAACGGATTTCAAATTTACATACTTTGACAGTTTGGAATACTTATCGAGATTGTCGCGCAAAATGTCAAGCAACACATCAGGAATTGTTAAATCTCCGCCTGTGACTGCTCTTTTCTGTTTGATAAATTCCTTTACATCACTTGCAAACGTTTTTACTTCCTCACGCTCAATGATTGCACTTCTTTGTTCAACGTTCATCCCTTCAAAAAAACCTCTTTTAATCATTCTCGCTTCTCCTTTATATTCTGATTTTAGTGTTGCTGTTGGTATTTCTCTTTTTGATAATGGCTGTGCTTTTGCACGATCATTTACTTCCGCGAGTTCGGCCTCGAGTTCGGCAATTTCACCCTCGAGTGCTGACTTCTTTTCTGTAACTTCTGTTTTTTCGGTTTCGAGCGTGTCGCTTTCTTCGGTCAATGTCGCAATATCTTCATCTGTTGTTGCTTCATCGGCTGCGGTTTCCAACTCTTCACCGCGAGTATTAATCTCGGCAAATCTTTTTTCGAGTTCTGCTAACTCTGTTCTTTTTGCTTCAATCTTTTTTCCTAACAATAACTGTTTTAATGCCATTTTTTTATTTTCTCCTTTAACTGATTTTTTTTGTGGGCTAGAAGCTCACTTTTACGTTGTTCTTGTCTTTGTTCAAAATCTGCATGCCTTGCTTGAACTCCTGTTTGTTCGTATGCGGGGAATGTACAAACTGAAACTTCATGTAAATCGATTTCGGTAATCAACCATTTGATAGTTCCGTCTGCCCGCTCTTCAACTTCTTCTTTGACAATATTAAATCCAAATGAGCATTGGCTTACATCACCACGTTCAACTCTTGCATGGGTATTTACAGCGTCACTATCTTTCGGATTGATAGTTATACTTGAAAATAATCCGGTCTTATCTAAGTTGAATTTGGCTGTATCGTTTTTGTTTCTCCCTAGCACTAACGTTGTATTATGATTTGTCAATGCTCTGATGTCATTGTCCATTGTTTTATCTAGCGCTTGTGGTGCGATTTCTTCAAACGCTCCGGGAAACAATTCAGTTTCGACACCAAAGACCACAAAATAACCCTCGATAACCATTTCGTTAGTTGAGGGTTGATCACGTGTAGTTAGTGTGCTAGGTATGTTTCTGATTTGCATTTGGTCTTTATCTCTGAATGCTATTTTAACCGCCTCCTTTCAGTTTATTTTGGTCGCCAACCTTGGCAACGGGGATATAGTTTTCGAGTACAACATATTCGTCCATGCCGGGATTATCGACCGGAGAATATCCAAACTCTGTCCTGCCCTCATTTCGGTTGAGCATTCCACCTGAAACCATATCTTTTACAAATGCACTCTTGTCGGTAAGATTGTATTGTAGAAGTGATTTAGGGCTTAACTCAACATACCAATTTGGACTTATTATTAATTTTTTGGAAAACTCTTGCTGAATGATTTGTCCTATCGTCATTATGATAGTCGAGATCATGTTGTTATATTGGTCAACTTTGAAATCGCCAATGCCTACCATGAATCCGGGAATGCTCATAGTTGCCGCAATAACTAATTTGTCAAGTCTTATGCTGTCCGGAATAGCCAGGTCGTTGAGTGTTAAAGGTTGAACTGTTTTAATGTCCAACTCGCCTGCCGGGATAACCCACGGTTCGCCTTCTTCCGAAGCATCAGCATAACTACCTAGTATTTTTTTTCTTTTTTCGGGGTCTTGCAAGTCCTCACTATCTGCCATGATTGATATAATCATGCTAGGCTTCCACTTACTTTTAAGAAATCCGGTTTTTGTGGCATTTGCCTGCGCAAGATTTTTAATTTCTTGTAGGATAGCGTCTTTATAGGCTTCACCCTCATATGGGTAATCGCGTTTTGGAATGTGTACAAAATGCAGTACTTCATCAGGTTGATAAATTGTTCCGTTAACATTAATAACGTAACTGTCGCCCGATGGGTTGAATGACACACCCGACATGTCTACAAGTTTCAAATTATCAAGTATACTTCCGTTGTAAACTGGAATAACAACACTGTTACCAAGTATCATTAAATCGCGGGCAATCTTGAATATGAAGTTCTTGCGGGTCATGTCCTTATTGGGGTAGATGTCAAGTTTTTTGCTCAACTCGTTTTTTATGCGCGTGGCGCCGTTGTCGCCCTCTTGCATGATCTTGATTGTCATTGATGAAACAAGGTTTGCGACTATGTTCGCGCACTTCGTAACTTCTTCATTGTGTGCAATCGAGGTACTGCCTTTTGGACAAAGCATGTCATTAACATTATCGTTCCCGAAAAACACTGATGTCCTCTTTTGTTTATGCGATTTTTTTCTCTCAAATGAAATTACCATTTATTAATCTCCTAAAACCAAGTATTTAACTTGCTTTTTTCTTCAAGTGATTCTAATTTTCTTACAGCACCGAACACAGCGGCATCAAAAATATCAATGCGCTGATTGGGCGATACTTTTTCGTACTGTATCATGTCGTCAGTTTTTTCTATTGCCCTGACATTCTGCAAACAATATTCAAACGCATCTGAATGTAGGTAATAAAATCTTCCTTCTTTTGCTTTTTGCTCGATTCTCCTAAATCCCTCGGACTTCTTATAGAAATATTGTGTTTGGTCGATGATGTTAAACTTTGCTACTTTCATTGCCAGGTAGTACTCACGACAAAACTTTCGATCGTGTCCGACTTGCTTAATCTTAAATCCCATTTTCCGCATTGACACATACCAATTCACAACCTCTGAATAATTAACAGTCGGGTTGTTACACATTGTTAGGTGTCCGTCGTCTTTCCAACCGAAAAGCGGAATGTTATCTTCCTCGGCTTTTTTTGTTGCGGCAACTACTGGGAACCAGGCATGAGTTATTGCAATATCAATCTCCTCAGGTACTAAAAGTTCAACTCCAAATTCATCTTTAATCTTTATCATCTTTCCGGTCTTGTATGTTCCATAAAGCGCTGCCGCTGTCAGATCGTGAAGTTTCGATAAATCCGTTCCGCCGAACCAATCAATTTTTAACTTGACTAATTCCTCAATAGTCCAATTATACTTTTGGTCAGATGCTTGAAATTCGTCAAGGCTAAAGTATGCTTTCATTGCTGCCGTGTAAACATTAAGCGATTTCGAGAAAAAGTCTTTGCGAAGTTGCGGGTCATTCAGTGCTTGAACCGCATCGTTCATCATGTCCTCGGGTCTTATTGATACACCATAGTTCGGATTTGCCATTTCGTGTATCTTCGGGTCGAGATAGTCAACATCACCTCCCTCTTTTTCGTCAGCCTTGCAAATAAATACAAAATACTGTTCATCTTTAATTGTTCCGTTTAAAATCTTCTGACAGTATGTAAGCTTCTTAAAACAAAAACTTGTCATGTTGTCGCCGGCCGTAGTTATGCCAATCATAAGTTTGTTGGTATAACCTTTCATTGCTTCCTTGAAAAGATTATATTGTTTTGCGGTTTTATAAGCATGAACTTCATCGGCAATCGCAATGTTGCAGTTTAGGGAATCTTGTTTCTCCGGATTAGCGGGCATTGCCTGTATAAATATTGAACCGTTTCCAAAATCACAAGATATGCTATGTCCTTGATTATTATCGATTACGCGAAAGTTTTCTTTCTCACCCATTTGTTCAAGGTTGAAATTGATAAAGTTAAAACTTTCAAGGGATTGTTGAAGCGCTGCGGAAACAATATAAATTTTTGATCCGGACTTTCGCTCTAAAATTCCGAGCGCCCAAGCAAGCGCCGCCGCAAAACTCGTCTTTCCATTTTTCCTCGAGATATAAATAAACGCTTCCTTGAAGCGTCTGATAGTACACGGTTTTATTTTCTTGCCCTTTTTATAAAACCCAACAATGTTGTAGATAATAAACTTCTGCCACGGTTCTAATAAAAATGGTTGCCCTCGAAGTGGTGTTCCGTCTAATCGTTCACCTTGGAAATGAACAAATGTATTTTCAATAATTCCGATAACAAATTCTGCATCTTTAGGGTTGAAGTCATATTTCTTATTTTTTAAATCCTTAGTGTACCTTTTGCAACCCTGCCTTAATTCCTTACATGCCACCTTCTTTCCGTCAACAATGCTTTGTGCATAATCATTGACTAATTTTTCATTCTTGAACTTTGTCATATTCTTCAAACATCTGCGCCAACTTTGACTTATTTTTAGTCTGTGTGGTGATATTTTCAATCGCTTTTGGATTTAAACACAGTCTGTCAGAATAAGCGATGATGTCCTTTCGTAGGTTTTCCATTGCGGATACTAACCCGGATTTCTTTGTGCCTGCGCGTTCAGTGTCTACTTCATATTGGCTTCCGGTATCAACAAATACCTTATTAACCTCATAGTATTGAATTATCAACCCGACATAAATATCAATCAGTGTATCGTATTCAGGTTTGTAAATTCCCAAAGTTGTCATGTCGGCTATGGTTTTTTCTTTAACTGCAAATAGTTCTTCTTCTTTTATCGTGTTTTTTAATTTCATTCTTGCCTCCGGGGCGGAAATGTGGAAAGTTTTTGTAAGGGTCGCTCTATTGGAAATGACGCCACTAACCGTTCTCCAAAATGCCCTACAAATCACTTTGAGGGTGGGGGGTATCTCTTTCTATACTCCTCGCCTAAAAGCGTCAGTGTGTGCCTTTCTCGGTCATGCATGGCATTGTGTGCCTTGTGTGTCAGTGATATAAGATTCCACTTGCACCACGCGTACTCCGGATATAATTCCCTTGGCCATATGTGATGCACTACCTCCGCATCTGTATTAACTCCGTATCTCTTTGAGTGTTGACACAAATACTTATCGCGCCTTAAGATATATTCCCTTAGGTCTAACCACCGCTTTGTCTTTAGGTCTTTATCTTGCATATGTTATTGCCCGTCTTTGTTTTAAATTCACACAAGAACTTTGCTCTGCCTGCCTCAACCTTAAATACTTCCCCGACTTTCATTTGTCTGTTCAGTTCAGTATCTGTATATGACACAACACATACAATCTCAACATACTCAATCGGTTTTACTTTCTTTGGTTTGCTTTTTGGTGTTCCCATAACTTCCACCCAATCCCTCTCAATAGTTTTTTCTATGTACTCAAACTTCTTAGGTATCTTCAATATCTTCTTGGCGTCAAAATCTGATAAGTCCATTTTGAAGATGTAACCGTTGACGCCGTCCTCAATCTGTTCACTTGCACTCTCGTAGTTAGTCACTATACATGGTGTACCTTGCTGTGTTGCCTCCCTTGTGCTCATACAGTCGCCCTCACTTGCGGATAACTGTACGAGATAGTCAGCATTTTTAATCTTGTGTTGCAGTTCTTGTTGTTTGCCATGCAGTATGAACTCGGGATAGTCTTTGATTTTCTTTTCCCACTCTGCATTACTATCACTGAACATATCCCACTCTAACAAAAAGAGGTCAGCCTTTCTGATCAGGTCAACCATTTGTATCATTCTGTTGCTGCCTTTTGTCGGGTGCATTCGTGTTGCTGTTATAAATCTTATTATCTTCTTGCCTTTTGCGTCTAAGTCAACCATGTTGCGTAATACTTTGATGTTGTTAATATCAATTAATTTTCCATATTTCTTAATCAACTTTCTTTTTGCGGTCTCGCTAACACATATATGCCCTGTGATGTTTGATAGTGGCTTGTAGATATACTTATAATCCGGACTACCGTTTGCGTAAAACTCATAATCAGCGTGTACCTCTTGCCAATACTCACCTGATGTAGATTTATAATTTCGCTCTGTTCTTGTTTCGCCCCAACCACTCACGTATATTACTTTGTCTGCTGTGTAGGTTTTGTTCTTGTCAAACTTGATCAGGTTTGCATATTGCGACAAGGCTTTCATTTTTGTCGGGTGACAGTAATCGTATATCAAATCAATCTCGTATATCGGCGACATTCGTTTGCACCAATTGACGCAATGAGTTTCAATGCCTCCGATTTCTTTTAACCCTGAGGTCACGAGTAAAATCTTCACAAAACAATAATCCTTTCGTTGATTTTTAATTACCCTTGCAAACCCACCCCATAGCGCAAGATGCGCATAACGCATAGGTAATCCCGCTACCCTTAATTACCAAAGTTAAATATCTCGCAGATATTCAGTACTTTTAATTTATTCTTTCAATTGTTACCCCGTCGTCACCCAATAAATAAACAGCATCTGCCTTATCTATTGTCATTGAAAATGATACATCTACTCCGTGCATTGTTCGGTCATAAGTAACTTTTTTCAAACCCTCAACCTCTTCTAATAAAAATCTTATAATCTTATCCTCGTATGTCCATTGCTGTAACTTTTTACTAGTTCTATTTTTTTCACCTGTTTTTAATATCATCTGTCTACCTGCTTTCTGTCTGTCTATCTGCGAGAATGGCAAAACAAAAGACGACCGTTTTCGGGTCGCCTTATATTTATTCACATTTGCATATTAACACACATTTATTACCCCAAAGGTGACATTTTGAAAATAATTATTATTTATTTTTATATCTTTAATTCTAAGTTTACCGCAACTTTTATAAAAAATTCTTTTCTTTTTCTCCTGGCCGTCCTGGCACATTTTGAATAAAAACATTGCTGTATCGGTACACCCTTAAACACATTTTCTTTTATCAACTCCCGCTCATCATCTGCAAATGTTATTAGTGCTTGGTCTACTGCCCATAATTGCCTATCAATATTTTCTTTGAGTTTGTGAAGCTTCAATGCCTTGTCCTCTGTTGGGTTACTTATTCCGCTTCCTCGCGGCTGTCCGTCCATTGAGTTGTTAGACTGATTGAGTATGTGATCGTCTATCTCTTTCTTCTCGGCTATCAACTCGTAGTATGCCGTGCAGATGTCTAATACCTGTCTAAAAATAAAGGGCTTCATGTACTTTGGGTAGTAGTTTCTCATATGTGTTTTATCCTCTCTTATTTTGTTTTGTAAAGCATTATCGTTATTCCTAAAATTACAAGTAGTGTGGCAAAAAATGTCATTTGTGTTTAACCCTTTCCGCAAGTTTTAACCTTGTCATAAACAATGGATTACTCAATCCGGCGATATATTCAACAACTGACATCTCAGGGTGATTTCTGCAATAATGCAATGCGTCAATGGCTGTTTGTTTCTCAACTCCACTGTTGGACATGATCGTCGCAACTGTTAATCTAGTTTGCTCTTGTCTGTTTGCCTTATCCCAACTGCGGTTGAATGTGTAATCGTCTCTGTATGTCATTGTGTTAAACCTCCTTCGCTTGCTTTAAAAAACTCATTGATTCTTTCATAATTTCTTCGTCCTCATTGACGCCTTTAAGCTCAAAAATATCCGTCCAACTGTTTTTTATAGACTTATCAAGCATCTGCAATTGTATTGTTTTCGGGTGCATACCCAATTGCTCAATAAGCCTTTTCCAAATTCCAAGAGTGTTTATTGGTTTTTTCTTCGCCTCTCTCATTTCAGCATAATCCAAAAACGATTGATTTAATTCCGAATCAGAAAAGTTTTCATCAATCAACTTTTTGAGCGAAAAATTATCGAGTTTTTTAACACCTATCTTTTTATTTTTAGGTTCTTTAGGTTCTTTAGGTTCTTTAGGTTCTTTAGGTTCTTTTAGGTTCTTAGTTATATCATCGTTATCGGTTTGATATAACGGTGTTATATCATCGTTATCAGAAGCCCACCGTTTAGCCATTCCAGCCTTGCCTGCTTTGCTCTTCTTTTTTATGCCCTCTATAAATATCTGTTTTCTTTTTCTTAGAGTTTCACTCCAAAAAATAGTGCTGTCCGACTTAAATAAATTTTCCTCAATACATGTGTTAATAACATTTTTTAACAGTGTTATATCAATGTTAAAACTCATGGCAAGCCCTTTAATTTTCTCGTGTCTTAAACAAACTTTTTCAGTTTCAAACATCATTTCAACCAAAGCCCAATATATGCCATAACCCTCCCAACCGTGAGTTGATCGTAACATTAAAACCTTTTCGTCATTGCGAGCATTGCTGTCATGTGTCAGCCAATATGTAACGTTCATATTATCAATTCTCCTTGTCTTTTATTCTTGTATATATATATCCTGTCATACTATCTCCGCTGCCTAAATCAACTCCAATCTTCACAGTATACCCACACTCACCACAACAGTTTCCTGTTATTTCAGTCTTGCATATTGGACATGTCATAACCAACCCTCCCACTCATTCCAAATTCCCTTATAATCTTGTGCTGATATTCTGTATTTGCGAAGTTCTTTTCCGTGTGACGAATATTTGTTTTCCGCCTTTGCGATTACAAACACAACTATATCACCCACAGAATTATTATCCGAAAGCACACTATATTCACCATCTTTCATTCTTTCAAGTGTGTATTTAATCGTACGGCTAGAACTCTTTATTTTCTCAATCCCCAAAATTACAAATCCGTCTTTGCAATAGGTTTCATCACTCAACATATAAACAACTCTACATCGTATTTCTCTACCTGTGTATCTGTCTTGTGACGGAATATAGTGTTGTAGAGTGAGCGTGTCGTTAACTTGAAAGTTCCTGTCATTTTTCCGAACCTCAAATGTTTTTATTCCCTGTTCAACATCGCCGAAAAATGGCTGAATTGTTTTGAGTTTGTGGTTCATGTTGTTACCTCCTTTTTCAGTATTTCGGGGAACTCTCGTAACATATTTTCTTCGCCGACAATGGAAACTAAACTATCTTTCATAAATATGGGAGTTCCAAATACCTTGCAATCATTCACAATGTTGTCAATCCATTCTTTCTTGGGTATAGCCTTGTCTTTTCTATTTCCTGTTTCAGCACCGATAATAACCCAATTTAATCGTGCCAATCTCTGACTTCCACCCTTGTAAAAATTTTCTTGTATAGGTTCTATACTTACAAACGAGTTAAGAGTGTCACTAAAGAAAAAATCGTGTTCCTGTGTTGTTATTGTTGTACCATACCAAAAGTTTTTTCCGGGTGGTAAACTGCGTGACTTTATCAATTCTATATATCGTTTCGGGTTTTTAGTGAGAAAAATATAGTTATGCTGTGGTGCGTTTATACACGCTTCGAATACTTCTTGGATCCAACTGTCCGGTACCCAATCACCAAAAAGATCAGCCATAGAACAAACAAAGATGTTCTGAGGTTTTTTGTCTTTGTAATCATCAAGTCTGTATCTGTGAAGTGTTGGTTCAAAACCAAATGGATATGCCTGTTTATGTCCATTTACATCTGTAATCGGAGCGTCTAATTCGTTAGATAGTTCGTATTCTCTTTTAGGCAAACATTTTCCGTCAAATCTATTAGCAATCCTCCTTGCATAACAGTACTCACAATTATTAAAACAACCTGTGACAGGATTCCATGAACTGTCGCACCATTCTATTTTCGTGTTAATCATGTTGTTACCTCCTCGTACGGAATAACAACATACTGTTCAAAGAAAGGCTTATATGTTGTTGCTCCTGTTTGTTCTTTACACCATTCATCAAGTAGTTTCTGTAAACTCTCGCTGTCACAATTACCAAGTGCATCTTCGTGCAATTCAAATTCATCGCAAACATTTTCTGCAATTAGGAATAAGTTAGCAATGGTTTTATTTTCATTATCACTTATTACGCATTTATAACAATGCTTCGAGCCATTTATTAAGTACTCCCTTATATCCTCCTTGCTCTCACCCTTGCCCCTTTGCTTGCTGATTACTTCCCATACTTGTTTAGCCACTGAAAAATCCTCCCTCCATAGGTCTTATAATGCGTTCGGGTATATTCTTAAAGCCTAACCTTTCTTCACAATTCTTTTGCACTATTGTTCGTATGCCCAAATAATTAACATCACATCTTATCTCTACAATGCGACTATCCATTTCTTCGGCAAGAATAATATTTGCTTGATGAATTGCCAATCCTATTATCTCATTTACTTTGTTGAATGTTTCTTGATTGTTATCCATATCTATACCTCCAATTCTGTGTTGAGAAATTGTTTAATCTTTTTTGAACAGTAGCCACAATAAATCGGATCACACAACTTGCCTTTAGCATTTTTTAAGGTTGCATATGCGACATCATCTGTGTATCTGATAACATTACAAATGGTAAAATTTAATCCTACAAACAATTTCACCATATCCTCAAGCGATATGTTTGTATCGGCTTTTTGATTTATCAGTTCATATATTTTCATTGTTCTACCTCCCTGTACCAACCCATCAAAATATCATTGTCTGTTGCTGGTTTACCGTCACATTTATTAATTTCAGTAAGTATACGAGAACCTTTCGTTTCTTCAAGATAATCCTCAAACTTATTAATATCAAACACTTTTACTTTAGCCATTGTTTCTGCCCCATTTCTTTTCAAGCAATCCACTTTCAATTAAACAATCTTCTTGTTGTTTATTCATATTTCGATTTTCACAATAAAAAGTAAGCGACTTATCATTAAAACTTCTGAATATCTTTACCCACCCAAGTTCTTCTAATTCCTTTTCATCTGACTTAAAATATAATCTTGCTACTGCGGAATGGGCTTCAACTTCACAACCATAGAATTTTCCATCAAGATCTACCCATCCTGTGGGGCAATCATCTTTTATTAGGTGACTCCAATCAAGACCTGTTATATCATCTGCTTCAGCAATTATATCGTCTGCTTTTGGAATGTAAGAATGTCTGCCTCCAGCAGTATTGTATAGATAGTCACCATCAATTTCCCACCAGCCATTATCATGTTTTTCTGTTGAATCTCCATAACACATAAACTCATGTAAAAATTTAGCCATTGTCGATTACCTCCGTTAAATTCGGGAGTTCTATGCCACAACAAGGACAAATTATAGTTAGTGTTTCATTGTGATTATAGTCAATATTTAATTTAGTCTGACAGTTCCAACATACTACATCAAGATGTTTCATAATCACTCACCTACTCTTTCCCATCTTCTTTCTATGCGACCACATCGAGAGCATACCCTTTTTGATATGTCACCATTCGGGCACCCCCATTGATGCCAGCATTCCTCGTGGTTACATTCGGTTGGTTCTATGATGTTGTAATACTTTGCGAAATCATCTGCTGAAATAATATTAGAACCTCGCCATTGTTCATCTAAAACATAATCGCCAATATTTAGTTCACCGATTTTTTCATTAAAACAATCAACAATATTAATTCGCCCACCAACAAGACAGTTATATCCAAGTCCTTGCATCAATAAAAATCTTAATGTATCATCTTCGTTATCGCTTGTGTACCGTATAGCCTCTACTGAGTTCTTCAACTCACATTTAATTTCTGCCATTTTAGACCTCCTCCTTATCCATTCCAAACTGTGCTATTAACACAGCTTCCGCCATTCCGTCACTGTCTGTTGTACATCTTGCTGTGCGCCTCAGATTGACATCAGGGAACAGTTCTTTACACTTGTCAATACTTGCTTGTTTGTCTTTACCGATTAGTCCATAGTGGCGTTTCCAAGTGTTCGCTGCAACAAGGTTGAAATCAATATTATTTGCAATTAAAACTCCCTTGATAATGCCGTAATTCTCTGCTTGTGCCCAAGTTGTTTTACTGCTTTGTCCGGGAAAACCCCAAAGTTTTTCAACAGTACAAATGATTTCGTTGAACCCAAATGTAACTATAGATTTACAAGCATTTAGTTCGTGGTTAAGTCGATGATTGGTTAAGGGGTTCACTATAATACTTTCAACAAAACCGCTGTCTTGTATCGTTGCAATTCCACCTTTTTGGCCTGGATCAATTCCGATGTATATTTTCATCGTCCTCCTAATGGCGGTTTTGACAAGTTCCGCCAACTTGAATTTTGGTGCTATTTCGTTTCCTTAAACTTGGGTATATCGCTATCCTCGTGTACAATTTCAACCGGACATACTGTGTCCGGGTCTTTTTGCTCAATTTGTGGTATGTCAACATCGGGAACACTGTCAACATATTCAACTTGTCCGGTGTCATCAATAAAGCATTCGTCTTTCTCGATAGCCATTTGCATTTCGATTGACAATATACCCCATTGACTTAAAATATTTCTCAACAATGTTTTCATTGCCATATTTGGAAAACTTACATACCAATAACTACTATATTTCCATAACTCATTTTGTGGGATTTTGCCGTCCTGCAACAATCTGTATTTATCTAAATGAAAAGCTGCGGAGTATTTATCTGCGTGTTTTTCAACTTTTGTAACACTCCAATAAATAACCTTGCGGAAGCCATTCAGTAATTCGAAGTAAGCCATATAACCAATAATTGGCAAACTCTCCCTAATCTCATCATCTTCAATAAATTCAAATATAGGTTTGCCTGTATATTTATCCCTGCCCTTATATTCTCCTTCGCGAATTTCCATAGCATCAATATCAAGGTACTGTCCTGTGCGCATTGCAAGTTGTTTGTAGCCTTTAATTCCCAAAACAAATGTTGCGTTAGTTGCGACAACAACACCCTTTTCTTTTTTGTCGAACGGAAGCATATAATACTGCCCTAATTGTGGTGACGGTGACAATTTCAAACTCTCACCCAAAAAAGCACAATTCAAAATGCTCATAAAATTACATCTTTGTAAGTCCGGATTTGTTGTTACTGCGCTCAATATCTGTGTCATAAATCTTGTTCCGTCTTTGCTGCCGACAATCTCATTTACCTTATTTTTAATTGCTCCCGAAGTTAGGAACATTGAAAACGTTTCTTTTTTTTCTGTTAGTGAATTAGCCATTTTTACTTACCTACCTTTTCAAATTTTATGTTATTTTCGTTCATAACTCGCATTAACCATTCCATTTTTTGCGGTGTTGTGCATATTCTCATATCGAAAGACTGTAACTCTTTCCAAGGGTC